TTGAGATAGCCAACACATGACATCCTACATCCTGTGTGTAGGTGCAATGGGTTGTAGTCATTCTCAAACTGACGCACCATCCAACCTGATATAAACTGCACAGAATAATTATTCTTCTCTGTGTCTAACATGTTCTGTCCATACGAGTTACGTATCGTAGCTGTGTTATTGTAACTACCTACAAACTGTTTGATCTCATTTAAGAATGTATCTCGCATCTCATCTGTAAAGAACAACTCCTGCTCTACCTTACCGACTAGCTGATCAGAGTAGTCTGTCATAGATGCTACGTCTTTATCAAAGTATGCATTCATATCTGCCACAAACTTTGCACTTAGTTTCTTGTAACCCATAACAGGTCCAAAAGGAAAGAAGATCTGTTCCTCTGCATCTGGTTTGGGTTTAAATATATTTACCATATGTGTCCTCCTTATGATGTAAATCTAGATATTTGATTGTCTAATTCGCATGTTACAACACCATGCCAGCCTGTGATCTTGTTCTTACCAACGGTGATATGTCTTTCAGGATCTTCGTCATTATCTCCCCCTCCTGTTATGGTATTTCTAGCAAGTAACAGTATTAAATCTGCTTCTGCTGCCTTACCTGTTTTCGATCCTTCCATCATAGTTTGGTCTAGAACAACTCTACCTGTAGCTTCAGCAGATAACTGAGACATATAAAATATAGCACAGTTGTGTTGCTTTGCAATCTGCCTAGCATGTATTGCGTTCTGTTTTAGTAGCTCATGCGTACTTAAAGTTGTTGAAGTTTTAGCTAATTTATCTCCCATGTCAAGCACTAATATGTCTGGTTTGTAAGATTTACATACTGCCTCTACCCAATCCATGTTTCTTACTGTACCATCTGCAATCTTGACATTATTAAATTTAGGTCTGACTGCCTGTCTATGCTTATCAATGTCCTTTAACATATCTATTCCCATCATACCTAGTGATGCATTTATATAACGCATACGAACACGGCCTGTAGCTTCTTCGTTACATAAGACTGCAACTCTAGCACCCTGATCTGCAAAGCCACCGTCACCCATAACTAGACTCGCATGAAAACTAGTTTTGCCTGTGTTAGGTTGAGCACCTACAGCAATTAAATGTCCGGGACCTACGCCAGATATTCTACGTGCTAAACTACGTATGTTAAATTTCCATTTTGGTTCTAGGCTATGTTCTTCGATAAGAGTTAATATGTCTGTTTCATCCCATTCAATCTGAATACTAGGAATGAAATCGTCTGCATATGATTCTATAATTCTACGTAATGGTTCTAATGTAGTAGCATCACCATTTACAAAATCAAACCCTATGTTAGCAACCTCTTCACCCACAACCTGTCTAAAGAGTGTACTCATTATGTCATGTGCTATATCTTTGTCTAATAAATTTGTTTCTTTTAGTTGTGTAAACATATCTTTGTACACAGTTTTCTGTGCTGTAGTGAGTGTAGGATTAGCTGACAAAAAAAGTGCCTCAACTTCTTCTGGTGAGACACTGCGATCATAGGTTGCCATAGCATTATCTATTGAGTGTTTAATCTTCTGAACATCTTTAGTAAACAACTTGTCGGGACATCTAGTGCCTTTGTTGTTATTGTGGAAATCTTTATCCATTAGATTTCTTATTAGAGAAAGTTCCATAACCTCTCCTTTCAAGCCATGTTAAGTAATTCTATATCCCTATCATTCCCATACTTTAAGTCGTCCTTTAACATTAGGACTTTAACATTGTCCACTACACCGTTTAACTCCCTTGCTAACTTTAAGGCTTTGGTTACTGCATCTCTATCTAAAGCAACTAATGCTGTAGAGAATTGTGATAGGTACTGCTTTTGCTCGTTAGACATTGAAGTTCCCATTAACGCTACCCCTGTATGTCGATCATCTCCAACGACAGCAGCACTTATACAATCCTCTACAACAACTGCAACCTTACCATAACCATGTATGTAAGGCAACCTGTTACTACCATATCTTTTCCATTTAGGTAAACGCTTTCCTATTGATCTGCCTGTAGCGTCCACAGTTATACCCTCATGTACTACAGGAAACACAACTCTGTGTTCACGTATGTCATACATCAAGCCATGTCTATTTGGTGACAGACCCCAATTAAATGCCCATGCCATTGCCTGTTCATACTCACTGCTCAAAGGCACTATGTTTACTGGCATACAAAAGTCTGTGATCTTATTGTCTTCAGTCATATTTAATCTCCTATATATGGATTCAGCAGACATTCTCATCTTGTGTGTACCACTTACATTGCACGATGCTTTATAACAATTCCACAGTAGCTGTCCATTGTTGTTGGTTACTGTGAATGTTTTACGTCCTTTGCACTCAGGGCAGTCCATGCGTATCGAGCTACCGTCAGGTATGTCTAAACCTCTAATATATTCAATCATGTAGCTTCCTCTCTAACTCATAGTAAAAATCTGCAACCTGATACATTTCTTTTACAGTGCCTGAACTCTTCATTGTATTAGCTCTAGCAGACACTACAACAACATTATCCTTTTCATACCCTTTGTTATTGTCAATCCTATCTAACGATAGGTTATGCAGTAAGTTATCTCTACCAAATGTAAACTTAGTTTTAAATACAGGACATTTTAAATCTATAGGAATTAATTCTAATAGTTGTTTTGCTGTTAGTGTAAAGCTAACATTAGATTTTTTTTGTCTCTTAACTCTAGCGATTTTATATTTTAACCATTTTATTGTTATGTCTTCATATGTGTTAATGTCGCGTAATTTTTTACGATAATCAACGTAATATTCTTTAGAAGATGGCATATCACTCTTCCTTAAACTGTTGTCGTGCAGACAACGCACTGTTAGCACTAAGGAAAGTGTTCTTTATATAAGGTTTAACTGACTGTGGATTAGCGTGTCCTGTCACAGACATAATCTGTGGTAGTGGTACACCTGCCTCTACCATCTCAGTTGTGCCAGTTCTACGTAAGTCCATAAGTCTAAGCTCTTCAGGTAGCCCTGCCTGTTGCATTATCCTCCTACCTATCTTAGATAGCCTCTCCATAGAGAATGGTATGTACTCTCCATCTCTAGGAGTCGGCATAGGAACGACATACTTCTGAAAATCAAAGTCATCTCTCTGCTCTTCTAACATGTCCAGTAGAGATTCAGATATGGGTAAGTGCACTACTGCACCTCTCTTAGACTGAATCAGATTTAGACGTTTGTTATCAAAGTCTATGCACTGCCACTCAAGCATACGCATGTCACCTACACGTTGACACCACTCGTATGCCATCTGTACTATCAGTCCCACGTTACGGTAAACAAAGTCACCATAAGCTACGTTAAGAAACTCACGTACCTGATCCTCTGTCCACACTACATTACGTGATGCAGGTGTTAACTTACGCACCAAAGCAAATGGATTGTTCTTGACATACTCCATGTCTAGCCCATACCTGTATGCCCTGCCAGACACAACAGCTACATGATTGGCTAACTGTATGCCACGCTTAACCCATTCTTCGTAGGCTATCTTTGCGTCCTTGCCTGTCACACTGTTGGCTGTCTTTTCTCCAAATCTATCTGTCAACACTTTTAAGAACCTTGTGTAGTCTACTTTAGTTTTATCACGTAAGCGATTAAACTCAGGTGATTGCACGTAAAGGTTGACTAACCGTTTCACAGATATTGGCCTCATGTTGCTTCCATTTCTTGCTGTTGCATCTCTTTTGTGTATAGTCCTATGTCAGGGTAATGCACACCTGCTGATCTTTTGACGTTACCGTTCTTATCGTAAGCCATAACAGTACACTTTCTAGTTACACCATACTCTCTGTCTTTACCGTACACACTGTCTAGCCACAGACCAGTACGTAAATAAAACTTCATGTTATGTATATACATTTCTAATATATTCATTTCATTGTTAAGTCTTTTCTGTATAGTCTTATCTCTCCTGCAAGACATCCTTAAAGAAGAAAGCATCTCTTCGTTATGTTTAATCCATGACTTAACTTTGTCTGTATTCACAGGGTGATTACTGTCTAGGTTACGTACACTCTCATGGACACTTAGGTTAGCAGGTTTACGTTTGGCTGCACGTGCTTTCTCAAGACGTTTAGCTGATGCTTCTCGCTGTTCTTTTGTCATAGGTTTACGCATGGTATATCTCCTCACATAAAGATGTATATTTTTGTTATGCTGGTAGCTAGTGTAGCTAAAGCAAAAGCATTTATAACCATTAGTGCTCTGTCATTCCATATCATGCCGACAATAAGCCAACCACCTATACCGACAAAGTGAAATAATAAGTTCATAGGATAAATATTGTTAGCTGTAAGTATCATGCCAAACATAAGTACAATACTAGCAAGCCATTTTATGTACCAATCAAGTGTATACAGTGGTGTTTTAGTAGTTATACGTGTACCCTCATGTTCATCAGCCATATGCTGTCTCCTATTGTATAATTTTGGTACTAATAACATCCCAATTAACTGTCTTAGGAGTTCTTTGAGCATGTCTTACTACCTTCATTAATGTGGCTACTGGTACTTTACACAGTTCAGATACTACTTTAGCTCTGTGTATATCGTATGTGGGGTCAGCATGTGCAGCTTTCCATACTAACTCTGTAATTAAATCAGAGTGCCTTTTTTTATTAGCCACAGTCAGTGCACCAAAAGTTTTTGGTGTTTACCTCATTATTAGTTTCTATAAGTTCCCCTGTTGTCCCGGCATCTACAGCACACATTAGTGTAGGGTCAGTTGGTCTTATTATTGATGCAGTCCACTTGCCAGTATCTTTATTTAAATGAATTATAGTTATATGTCCACGTGCAGATATGCCTCTAAATGTAAGTAGCTCTTTGTGTTCATGTAAAAGTTTACGCATTGTTTCTTTCATAGGAGCACAAGGTAATCCTTGTTGTGCATTTGCAACGAATGTTAACACCATCAACACCACTACCAATGCCAATGAACCTATAATAAATTTGACTGAATAAGTCATGTTAGTCTCCTTTCTCAATGTACTGAATGTATTTCTTCTATCTGATGCAAGTATATGTCAGCGTCAGGATAATTTTGATCAGCGTCATGTATCGCATAGTCTATCATACTATCTGGTGTATGCAACTCAAGTGCCTCTACCATTTCGTGTGATATTTTTACAACATACATTAACTTATCTAACTCATGTTCCTCACAATCAAGAAGATCTACCAAGAGATGTACTTTGTATTGTGGCATAGTTAGTCTCCTTTAATAGTTTTTAAATATTTGTATGTCTTCTTCTACTTGCTCTTCAAGTAAGTTCTCACCATATTCTATGGCCTCTAAACTAAACGGTTGAGTATACCTAGACCTTATCTCTTCCTGTATGTATATAGGCAGTCGGTAGAACCTAGCGTAATTATCTGTCATACTAGTCTCCAAAGCCCATCATGTCAGTCACAACAACCATCATAATTAAATATATTATTTCCCATTCCATGTCAAGCTTCAATCCAATCTGGTTGTTCTCTAAATGTCCAGTTTAATAGGTGTGCTTTACCTTTTCTGTAGTATTCACGATATGCCTCTACATAATCATCACACTTAAACTCATCTGGCATACATTGTGGCGGTTCATCGTGCAAGTTATAACTTAGATAAAGACAGTATTGCTCTGTATCTGGTGTTTTAAATTCAACAAGTCTGTCTCTAATTTCTTCTAGTACTTTAGAACTTTTATGTATCTTACCAAATCTATACGTGTATTCTGTGCCAATAGAAATACCATGCCATACAGCCCATGAAAGATTGTGTATGTTGGCTCTAACCCACACAGTCATAGGATGATTTATGTATGCAGATTTATATATATATTTTAAGTCTTCATCTAAATCCCAATGACGCATAGCAGTGCTACACATCTGGGCAGTCTCCAACACCATCTTGACTACATGCTTGTCACATAGTTGCTGTGCTGATTTAATTGGGCATCTGTCTATAAAAAATATATTCATGTCACTGTCTCCAGTTCTTCTTGTTCTGGTTTTCTAACATAAATTCTATCGTATGATTCTATATAATCTCCTGTATAATCATAGTCTGGTATGTACAAATGAAACATGTCTGCAAGTTCATCCATACCCTCTTCTAATCTACGTACATCAGACAATCTGACATCGTGGGTATTACGAATGTAGTTTACCATAGTGTTAGACCTATTTAAAAACTTTAAGATCCTATCAATCTGTTCTTCTTTAATAGTAACGTGTGTTCTTCTAAATTTTCCCATGTCTTACTCCACTAAATCTATTTTGTATTTGGTTGCACAACATTTTAACAGTATTTCTGTGTAGTAACGCTTGTCAGAAGTTAGTTCCTCTATGAAACCACCTGCCCAAAAGTATTCAATAGCATCCATTACGTCTTTTTTAGTTGTCTTTTTCATTGTGTTTCTCCATCCTATCTATAAAATATATGATCTTCTATTGTTACTATGTACTCCACGTTCCTCCACTCCGGGTCTACGTTAGTGGCATGGTAAAAGGTAGCACCGTCCACTGTGTTAAGTGATAAACCATAAGAATAATACACATCCTCTGCTATGGTAATAGCTTTTGACCATGCACGTTGATCCTTTGGTTTATCGGATAGGCCGTCACAAAACCAACTGAACTGACACTTATGTTTGATTGGATAGTGCTGCTTCCAACTGTATGTCGGCCCTTCACGTACCACCTCACACACAGTGTCAGGCCAACGTGGGTCATGAACCCGGTTCAACACCACCTCTGCCACGGCTCGTTGTCCTATGGTAGGTTGATCACGTGCCTCAAAGTAAATGTTCTGAGCAAGACACGTGATCGTAGCACCCACTGCAAGTATGGTTTCACTTAACACCAGACATCCCTTCTAGGCTTCCTGCCTCTAGCACGTTGTAGCTGATCGTCAATACTCTCTAGTTTTCTACGTGCTGATGGTCGTTTAAATAAAGTCAGTGTAACTACACCGTCACTATTCTCATTGTATGTGCCAGCCCAATTCTCAGGCTTGTTGTACCACCAAGTTAGTAATTCTTCTAGGTCAGTGTCTACCATAATACTCCATGCTCCTTTGGTTGTATTTAAACTTACGTTGCTTACGCCTTTCTACTTTCCATACACCTCTCTTTGGTTTAGTAAGTGCCACCTTTTTTGCTGGCATCTTTTGAAATGTCAACTGTGACTGCATCATCATGTTTGTTCCTCTTCCTGTTGTATGACCCCTTTCCCTTTTTGGGTTTTACAATTTGAGTGCGAGGTCTATTGTATGCCATCTCACGTGCAACTGGATTGATCGGTTTGATACGCACAATAGACCTCCTCTTATTCTGTTATCTAAGAATAGGCTGCACTGAATAGTCACGCTTGGTTGTGGACACTAGCCCCTGCATATTCCAGAACACGATAGGTTTCTTTGAAAGGTAGATAGAGTACTTGCCAAACTGATAAGACTTAAACTCTTTGAGTTCTTTACCAAACTCCCAACGTCTTTTGTGTACTCGCTTCCTAAAGATAAAGTCCCTGTTAAGTATACGTCCACGTAGTTCTAATTGCTTTTGTATTTTGTTTGCTGTTGTCATAGCAGACTCTCCTTTTGTTAAGTTAAAAATACAGTACATTACGTTAGTATGTCGTGTCAAGTAGTGATGTCAATGTGCTTGCCAATCCCCTCCTTTGATGGTTGTACAGTGTCTTTCTTTTCCAGTGGTACAGGTGCTCCTGTCTCTGGTTTGTGTGCATGACTGATCTTGTCCTTGTGTCTCAGTACATTGCTGATCGTGTCATATGCCAGTGAACTGTTACCTATGTTATTTGTACTCATTGCATTTTCCCATCTCCATAAATGTACGACCTTACACTGTGGTCACTCTCATACTGTTCGGGTTCGTCCTGCATCTCTCTGCCATGATCATAGGCATTTGGGTCATGCTCAGATGGCACATGGAATGCCACAACTGCTATATCCCCATGTACATTAAATGACTTGATCTCCACAGGGCATTTATCTAACCACTCTTGAAACAAATCGTAGTCCATATTACTTCTCCTCATAGTATTTAATAAAATATCTTAACACTTGTATGATGCTCCTGTCCTTGAACTTACGTGTGTCACCATTGCGTCCCTGCCATTTCATGGACTCAATAGCTTTTACTATATCATCAGGTATCCTACCACCTGTATGTTCTTTCCATAGCATGATCACATCCCACACAGTAAGATCCCCTTCAGTCACCACGAAGAACTTAGCTAAGTCACCTGTGGGCAGTTCATAACTTTTACCTGACCCATAGTTATTTCTACTGTGCCAGTCTTCTACCATCTCGTAGGCATCGTCAAGTGACATACCTGTTTTGATTAGTTCTCTAGCCTGTTGGTCTATAATATTCTCTTGTTGCATTTCAACTCTGTAGTCTGTGCTCATATCTTTAGTCCTCTCAGTATGTGGGCAATAACGTCTACGGTAAATCCATTACCGCATACTTTGTATCTTTGTGTGTTAGATACATGGTTGGTGTAGTTGTCTGGCAGTGTCTGCAACCTCTCACATTCCAGAGGAGTCAGCTTACGATACTTCATTGGCTCGACATAAACCTTTGGTTCACGGTTGCCACCACCGTTACTTGTCAGGGCAGG